CAATTCTTTTGGTGGTTCAATCTTAGCCCAATATTTAATAACATTGCCATTATAAGCCCATCCGCTACCGTTCCACGTCTCCCAATGTATTTTACCGTCTTTTCTGCAAATAAGATATTTACCGTATTCAGTAGGTCTTGTTTCTAATTTTATAAAATCAAAAGCTATCCATTCCGTCACCGTTGGGGTGGATTGTTGGGCGAACTCTTCCATTAACTGTACTATTCTATATGCACCCATATCATTATCTACCAATCTTGTAGCTTCTATTGTTGTGGATGGTATTCCTTTACTGTTCAAAAATTCCTCCGCAGATTGCGAGGGCTTAGACTGTTCTTTCTTTTCCATTGTTTCTGTTTTAAGTTTAAGCAAATATAGTAATTAGTTTTTAAATAACAAACGCTAAAAAATACCCTTCGGGTCGCGTATGCTAATTTTTAGCTGGGCTTTGTATGCAATGCTACACATCTATCCATTTATTATTACAGTCCATCATCTGTAAACTTTCACGATACACTTTATGCTCTATATTATCCTCAAATTTACTAATTGAGTGATACTCACCTTTCCTTTTATTATGGTGGTAGTTTCCTTCAATCCACTCACCAGTTTCTTTGCTTCTTGCTCTAAATATTATTTGTCTCACTTTATTAAATTTATCTGTTAATAATCCGCACTACACACAACAATTTGTATAGTGCATTCCACTTCGTTCCACGCCACCATACAAGGGGCGTTATTAATAAATATCTGCCATACTAACACCGCTATAAATAGGAAACCACATAGCCATAGCCATCATATCTGCATAGTCAGGCGAACGTCCTATCTTTTCCTTTACCTTGTCCTTAGGCTCCACAGCCCTCTTACCATCCTTATCTGCGTTGTGTATCCGTATAACTTCCAGTTCACTTATTATCTTATTCTTTGTTTCTTGGTCGCAATTTACAAAAACTTTGCATTTATTAACCATCTCAGCTAAATAAAAATAACACTGGCTTTTTAAATGGTTGAAGTTACCACCGTTCAGAGCCTTGGAATTGTTGACAAAACCAACACATCCCAACATATCTACTAGACCACCGCCAACGCCATCCTCATCCACAATAACCCTATGCATGGGTATATTATGAATTAGTGCCAATGCCTCTACCTCTGACCTTATCTCTACCATGCTAGATTTAGTCATGGTGATTATCTTCTCGCACCTTAGACCAGACCATAAACCAATAACAGTTTTATCCGATCCGAACCGCGCCACATCTGCCACTATTCTTAAATCACCCCTTTCTATTTCATTGTTGAACACATCCAGTATGCGATCATAACTAAACAGCTTGCATAAATCATCATCGTACTCCCAATTGCCAAATAGCAGCCGTTGTCTCGATAGTTCATCCAATTTATCAAGGTTCTCTTCATAATGCTTAGATATAAATTCGTTCTCATGTACAAATGCAGGTATAAATGCCTTACCCTTTTCTAATGTGCCTAATTGAGCTGGTTTATAAAACTCTGAATAACCCCACCCCTTAAACGGGTTGCAACTCATTAAGACGGTTGGTATTAAATTATATTCGTCTAATTTAAACCTTATTCTTGATTTAACAATGTTTTTTGCCTTTTCTGTTATCTGTGCCACCTCATCTATAAACGCGGCTGTAATCTCTAGCGAACCTAAACTATCGAAGTTTGGATCTGATGGATAGGCGAATAAATCTTTTAAGATAATCTGTGAGTCGTTAAAGAAGGTGATTACGTTAGACTGTTGGTTATAACTATAAAACTCATTTGTTATGCCCTGCATGGAGCATACCTCAAAGAATGATAATAGGGTCGTTTTCTTTAGCGTGTCTAGCTTAGAACGTCCTAGTAATACCCTAACACCAGGATACATTAAACACATCTTTAAGCAGGCGTATGTAAGCAGTATTGATTTACCACCACCAGCAGCACCCCCATATAATATTTCGCTGGTTTCTTTATCCTCAAATAATTCGAGTGCGTGTACTTGTTTATAGTTTAGTTGCACGAAATAAATTCATAACCGCATTATGTAATACAAAAGCCTTAAATCCAAGCGTATTGTAATATAAATCAAGTGCATTGTCTGTTATCCATTCATGATTGGGTACTAATTCATGCTCTCTTATATAGCAGATTAACAACATTCGCTCCCTTTCAGTCATCCCACCTTCTTCGGTTGTTTTATCTCTTCCCATAACACTGTTAAATTAGGTTGTTTATCTTCTTTTTTAATTCCAAACTCTTCTCTGTACACCCTTTCCAAATACCATGCTGATGCCTGCCATGTCTTAGCCTGTGTGATTTTATCTATATGAAATTGCTTGTTTTTTATCCTTGCAGCTTCTACGGCTTCGGAAAATTCGGGTTTAGTATTGCGCCATGTGTGGAATGTATCAACGTGAATGCCTGCCAAAATACACGCATCTTTTTGAGTCAACCCCTTTTCAATATGCCCACATATCTCCTTTATTATTTCGGGTGTGTATTTACTCATCTGGTTATTTTTTGTTCTAATATTTCAAATGCCTTTATAAACGCATCGGATTCAGCCTGTGGTCTAGATTTTGCACACCCAGACTCGACAACATGTATATCGTTTGTGTTTTCACTATTAAATACAGCCCAAATAAATTCTTCATCATCAAAAAGCATATCTATGATTAACCCCTCAGCATCAAAGAAATCATACAAATCTCTTTTTAATGGATGTTTTATTTTTTTAGTACCTATATATCCATGAACCTCATTGCCCATCATATCATATCTGATGTCCTCATTAGTAAGAGCGAGAACATACAGGCAATTCATGTTTAATTCCATATACCTATAAGCATTGGGGTAATCTTTATTTAGTTGCCTCCAATTCATCTCAACTCATATATCTTATTAATAATATCTACCACCTTAAAACCATCTAAGGCTGTCACATCAGGATTGCTACCCCTCTCTAATGAGTGTATCACATTCTCTATCACATGTTTATGGTTACTTGCGCTACCTTTCCATGTGCCGTAATCGTTCTGCTCTGGTTGCTCGAAGTCGGGTACTTCTATTCCATGTGAGTAGTCTACTTGGTTCATGTATTGACCCCCTATTTTAATACTTGCTTTTTCACCTAATATGGTTAAGCTACTTTCCATGTTTTGCTCATACGCACAGGTTGAGTAGTTGATAGATCCTATTGTGTGCCCTATATTAAATTGTACTACTCCGCTATCCTCGAATGTTATTGTGTCTCTGTGGTTGAAGTTTTGGAATCTGGCTTGTATGTTTTCTATGTCACCGAATAAGTAGTATAATATATCTATGAAGTGGCTAAATTGAGTGTACAACGTGCCGCCGTCCTTCCATGTACCTCTCCATTTACTTTGATTGTAGTACTGTTCGTTTCTGTTCCAATAGCAGTTAACTTGCACCATGTATACTTCACCAAAGTTTTTTAGGTTATCTTTTAACCATACGTTAACGGGTGAGTATCTGTTTTGCATAACACAGAAAACCTTTTTATCTGCTTTTATTGAGGCTTGTATTATTTGCTGTGCTGCACCTCTTTCCAGTGCCATTGGTTTCTCTATTACAACGTGTTTGCCCGCATTAAGTGCTGTTACTGCCTGGTGTGCGTGTTCACAGTTTGGAGTGCATATATTAATAACATCACAATCCGTTTCTAATAGGCTTGCTAAGTCATTAGACGCATCTACTAACACCGCCTTATCTTTTATTATGTCGATATGACGTTGACCTATTTGTCCCGTACCTAATACTGCAAATTTAATCATCTAAGCAACTCTATTTCTTTTCTTAAATCCAACAACATCTGATGCATTACAGAACCTTCATTTATATACAATCCCATTCTAATATCCAACATCATATCTACATGAGCTAATGAGCATTCTATTATTTGGTAATGATCTCCCACGCTATACCCATCAAGAGCATCATGAAATTTATCATATATCTCCACTGCGTATGCTTCTATATTATCACTCTTAATCATCTATTATTAAACCTATTTATTATCCTATCTAGTTCAATTTCTGCCCTTCGCCGCGCAATATAATCATTTTTTGAATACCTTGCAAATAATAATGCAAAAAACAACGAACCATGCAAAAATAAGACAGGATAAAAAGTATTCATCTGCACTCACATTTTAGCTATTAATCTTACACAATCCAAATAAGACGCTCTAACGCCTCCAAGTCTCTTTTTAAGGTATACATCCAAAGCGTAGTTCAAAATGCGCCTACGGGCTTTAAAATGCGTTTGCTGTTCATTTTCGAGCCTTGATGTAGATACTATATCATCATCACTTAAATTACTTATATATTCTTTAAATTCCATCAGTTAAAACATATTTCCATATCCAAACACTTCTCAGGTATTAAATCATCTTCGGTTATGAATCCAAATTGATCTATATAATCTTTATCAGGGAAGGTTAAAAACATAATATACGGTGTATCTTTATCAGCGTGTATCTCTCTTACGTTGTTTTCTATTGCCCATTCACCATTTAATTCTATGTATCCCATCTGTTATCAGCGCACCAATCGTTAATCTTTCTAAGCCATTTTGCAGGTGTTCTGGCTTTTACACTCAGAACGCACCCACATAATACCTTCCCATCATCGGTTAAATCTGGGTTGGGCTTCAATTTGTTAGCAAAAGAGCCACAAGTATCAGCACCCATAAAACCACCTTCTACCCTATAAGGGCAAAGATTACAAATTTCCAACCGTCTTTTAGTTATATTTTTTGATTCCATGTGACCTAGTGGTGCATAACCCATGTGAACCCTTAGTTTATTAAAAGCAGATAGCACGCATGTATGGCATCCCAAATCCGCTACAGGCTTTTTAAATATATCTATATGATACCTGTTAATTAATTGCAGGTCGTTTGGCTTCGTCCTTTTATTTATAGACGGGTTCCGCTCTATTAGTTCTATTAACTTCTCTTTATCCATAACAACACACCGATAATAAATAAAATCAACCTAACATACGGAGTATAATATATTAACCCCTCTCATGATCTCTTTCACTTTTTAAATAACTTAAACTACTTCTCATTACATCTAACTCCTTATACCCTGCGCTTATTATTTTTCTAAGCATATAT